GGCAGTTGCAACATCAAAGGACGCACTTCGTGGATTCACACCAACAATATTGATATTTGACGAGGCAGCGTTTATCGACGCTGATTCTGACTTTTGGGCGGCTTGTATGGCGTCCTTATCTACGGGGGGTAAAGTGATTGTGGTTTCAACTCCTAACGGGTATGACCCAATCTATTATGAGATTTATGACCAAGCATTAAGAAACATGAATGATTTTAAAATATCTGAAATGTTTTGGTATCGCGACCCAAGGTATACAAGAGATTTGTATATGGTTAAGACAAATGATTTGGTACATTACTTGTTAAACAGACAAGAATATACAACAGATGTTGTTATTGATTTATCTGTTGATAATCCATACGAAAGAGACCATTCTATTGTGACAGAATATATTAAACAAGGATATAAACCTTGTTCGGCTTGGTTTGAAGGTATGGTTAAAAAACTGAAGTACGACAGAAGGAAGGTTGCTCAAGAGTTGGAATGTAATTTCTTGGGTTCAGGTGATAATGTATTCGAATCCGAAGTTCTTCAAAATATTGCACAAAATAGTTTACAAGAACCAGGTGTAAAGTTGATGGGTGGTGCCTTATGGATATGGAAGGAACCTGTTGTCGGTCACAAGTATGTTATGGGTGTCGATGTTTCAAGAGGGGATTCGGAAGATTTTTCATGTATTGAAATTATAGACTTTGATGAGAGCGAACAAGTTCTTGAATATGTTGCAAAAGTTCCACCTGATGTTGTTGCTGAAATTGCATATAAGTGGGGTACCATGTATGATGCCTTTTGTGTTGTTGATTTGACAGGAGGAATGGGGGTTGCAACAGCAAGAAAATTACAAGAACTTAACTATAAAGGATTGTATGTTGATAATGTTGAAACCACAAACAAGTGGAAATGGGACCCAAAAATAAATGAAAAAATACCAGGTATAAATTTCAACAGTAAGCGTGTTCAAATTATCGCATCATTTGAAGAATCGGTAAGACACGGTTTTAAAGTAAGGTCTCACAGATTATATAATGAAATGAATACTTTCATTTATATCAACGGAAGACCCGACCATCAGAAAGGACATCATGACGATTGTATTATGGGAATATCTATGGCAACATATGTTGCGGAAAAATCTTTCCAACAACTAACTAAAAATTTAAATCACACTAAGGCTATGATTGATTCATGGTCTGTTTCTGTGAATGAAAACAAAAATTCATCTCAGTTTTTTAATCCAATGATACCACAGACCGATTCAAAAAGGCAGTATTTTCCAAATCAAGGGCCAAGTAGAAGTGATTATGAAAAATATAGTTGGTTGTTCCGTTAGTGATAACTATTTATATTATCAAGCATAACTGTAAACTTATAAAATGGCAGAAAACAATTTAACGGTTTGGCAACGACTGGGAAAAGCATTTGGTCCTAATTCATTATTAGGACAAGATTATCCGACTTTTAAGTTTGATAAAAAAGAACTTTTAAGAACTCAGGATAAATCCGAATACGAAAGAGAAAAACTACAAGCACAACAGAGCTATTACCTTGCAAATCAATGGGCTAAAGTTGAGAATAATCTATATTCTCAAGCAATCTATTACGAACCAACAAGGATTTCAGCAACATACGATTACGAATCGATGGAATATACTCCTGAGATTGCAGCTGCGTTGGATATATATGCAGAAGAATCTACAACTGTAAATGAGGATGGATATATGTTACAAATATATTCAGAATCAAAGAGAATCAAATCTTTATTGGCCGATTTATTTAATAATACTTTGGATGTTAATACTAACTTACCTATGTGGACAAGAAACACATGTAAGTTTGGGGATAATTTTGTTTATTTAAAATTGGACCCTGAAAAAGGTATTGTGGGATGTCAGCAATTACCAAATATTGAAATAGAAAGACACGAAATTGGTACTAGTGATACTCAAACGGTAGATTTGGGTAAGAAAGAGGCTAAGAAGGCTCTAACATTCCAATGGAAACAAAAGAATATGACATTCCAAACTTGGGAGGTTGCACACTTCAGATTATTAGGCGACGATAGGAAACTTCCTTACGGAACCTCTATGTTAGATAAGGCGAGAAGAATTTGGAAACAGTTATTGTTATCTGAGGATGCAATGATGATTTATAGAACATCAAGAGCACCTGAAAGAAGAGTATTTAAAGTATTTGTTGGAAACATGAATGATGAAGATGTTGAAGCATATGTAAACCGTGTTGCTGATAAGTTCAAAAGGCAACAAATTGTTGATTCAAAGACAGGAAATGTTGATTTGAGGTTTAACCAAATGGCGGTTGACCAAGATTATTTTATTCCTGTTAGAGACCCAGCAACCCCGTCTCCAATTGAGACATTACCCGGCGCACAGAATTTATCGGAAATTGCTGATATTGAATATATTCAGAAAAAATTATTGACAGCCCTTCGTGTTCCAAAAGCATTTTTGGGATTTGAAGAGGTTGTTGGTGATGGAAAAAACTTGTCTTTACAAGATATTCGTTTCGCCAGAACAATTAATAGAATTCAAAAATGTATGTTGGCAGAATTGAATAAAATCGCCATTATACATTTATTCTTATTAGGGTTTGAAGATGAAATTTCAAACTTTACATTAGGTCTCTCAAATCCTTCAACACAATCAGATTTATTGAAAATTGATGTGTGGAAAGAAAAAATATTGTTATACAAAGATTTGGTTGCGGACCCAGGAAACGGTATTCAGGCAACATCATCAACATGGGCTAAAAAGCATATCTTTAATTTCTCTGATGATGAAATTAGAACTGATTTATTGCAACAAAGACTTGAAAGAGCAATAGGAGAAGAATTGAAACAAACTCCAACCGTTATAACTAAAACAGGATTATTTGATAATATTGATAAATTATATGGTGGAACAAGTGGAACAACAGGTGGAGCCGTGGCTTCTACAGAACCTGAAATGGGTGGTGGATTTGGTGGTGGTGAAATAACTTCACCTGAACCATCTTTAGGTCCTGAAACAGGAGGAGCACCTCCGCCAGCAGGTCCTGAAGAAACAGCTGGAGTAACACCAGAATCTAATGAAGATAGACTTAATTTATTAGTTGAAAACAACTATTTGGTTGGTTCAAGATACCTTAATTTGGAACAAGGACAAGATTCTTTGGGAGAAATTGAAAAAGAATTAGATAAGTTATTAAACTCGTAATATTTATTTGAAAATAATACCCCCATATGACATTCGGTTTAATAAAATCCATAATTGAAGAAAATATTCTTGAGGCTTACAAGGATGAGAAATCTTTTAAAAAAGCTATGAATGAGTTCAGACATAATGTTTTGAACAATAAAGACATATCTAAGGTCTATTCCTTATATGATGATTTATCAAAGTCACAGGGGTTAAGTCAGGAAGACGCTAAAGAATTTGTGTCTGAGGGTATTAATTTAATTCAAAAAATTTTATTAAATATTAAACTACCTAAAATAGTTGGTGAATCAAAAGTTGAAAACAAATACAAACTTATTGATGAATTAGTTTACACTAACAGTAAAATTAATTTAACCGAGAGAGTTCAAATTAAGAAAAAACTTGTTAAGAGTTTACAAGAGTCAACAAAAAAAATTGAGGGTAGTATTAATTTGCCGATTAGCAGTATGGTAAAAATTGCTAATCAAACGCTTCAAAATTATATTGAAAATTTGGATGAGGAATCTAAAAAAGAATTCTTTGAAATTATTAAAGAAGATTCTAATGAACTTGAAAATAAATTTGAATCTCTCAGAGAAGACGCAATAAGCAAACTAATCCCTTTAATGGAATCAGAAAATGATTCTGAAACAAAAATCAAATTAGAGGAAACTATATATAAAATCCAAGGAGATAGTTTTAGTCAGATTAATTTCTTAAAACTTAAGAGATTACGTGAATCTCTTTAATTGTTTTTTTTACTTTGAGTGTAAATTGCCTTAAGTAATTTACTTCTATTTCTTACTGACTTTTTTACAAATTCTTTTCTATAATTAAGAATTTGTTGCTGTTTTGTTTTAATCACCTTTGATTTAAGAGTTTTTAGTGCCCTCTCAATTGAATCATTACCTTTAATTTCTACGATTAACATATATTACAAATATATCGATTTTAGTTTTTTTGACAACAAAGATATTATATGTTATGTTTATAAAAAATAAACAAACAGTAATATGAAAATGGATGAAAAAAGGGAAAAGTGTAAAAATGAATGTATCAAATACATTTAAATCAGTGTACGGCACAGTGGATTCTAAAAACCTAAAATCTTTATACATAAACATACAATCTTGGGTTATCCCAAAGATTGAGTTGGAAAATTGGAACCGAGTGGTTGGTAACCTAAGTAGAGAATTAAAACACACAGTATTTGAATCCATCAACACAAAAATTTTTACAAAAAATTCCATTGTAGATTTGGACCTCCGAACAAGTGGGATATCATCAGGGAAAAAATCTTTTTTTAATTTAGAAATCAACTTATACCTTGACAAAGAATTGGATTTTAAATCCGCGGAGATTAAAGATTCGATAAAATCAATTATCCGAAATATCCAAAAAACTAATATAAATAATAATGATTACTTCGACTTTTCTCTAACTAAAAAATGAAATTGGTGAACTATTACATACATCAAATATTTATTTAAAAACTATTTGATGAAAAAATTAAGAATACTTGAGGCACATGAACTTGGTCATGGGATTTTAGTGGAAATGGATGCTGGATGGGTTGACCCAAAAGGCCAAACTAATTTACCAATATTAGAACAAAAACAATTTGATTATCGCAACCCATTTGAATTTTATGCAGTTCTACAGAAATATGATACCGCAAATAGAAATGGTAGATTTTATCCTGAAAGACTCTTGAAAAGAGAGGCTGATAAATATAAAACTGTTATCAAGAAAGGATTATCAACATCAGAACTTAATCACCCTGAATCATCATTAATTGACCTTGATAGAGTATCTCATATTATAAGTGACATATGGTGGGATAAAAATATTTTGATGGGTAAATTAAAATTATTGACTTCTCCGGCATTTCATGAGAGAGGGGTTGTAACCACTAAAGGAGATATCGCAGCAAACCTATTAAGACAGGGAGTTACATTAGGTATTTCATCAAGAGGAGTTGGTTCATTAAAAAAGGTAGGAGAAAGGAATGAAGTACAAGATGATTTTGAATTAATTTGTTTTGACTTAGTTTCATCACCATCAACACCTGGTGCATATCTATTTGATAATGTAGACGATAGAGAAAAGTATGAAGAAAATCTTGAGGAAGAAAGAAAAGTTCAGGCGGCTTCTTCTCCTAAAGTTGGCCAGTCTATTGATTTAATGAGAAAATTAACCGATTATTTAGGAAAATAATAAACATGGACGAAAAATATTTTGTAGCCAAAATTACCTACGATTTACCTGATGATAATACAGGGAAAATTAAAAAAATCAGAGAAGAAAAACTAGTAAGAGGATTTAGTGTAACAGATGTTGAAGCTAAAATTACTAAAGTTTACGAAGGATTTTCTTATGAATGGAGGATAACTTCTGTATCAGAAAGTAAAATAGATGAAGTTATTGAAAAGTAAAAAAGTTTAAAGTGGTCAAATTTGACCACTTTTTTTATGCCCATTTTTAAATAATTTCTTGCGAATCAATACCCAATACAAACTTTTTTCAATAAAGGAACTATTTATTGATTAAAAGAAAAATAATTATGCAAGAAAATAAGAATCTTGTTGAAGAGGCACTAATTCAAATGAAAAATGTTGAAGAAGCTATTGCCGAAAATGCAAAAGGAATACTTGCTTCTACCATGAAGGAAGAAATCAGCCAATTAGTAAAAGAATCTCTTTCTGAGCAAGAAGAGTTGGATTTAGATGCTGAGGTAGATGATACCGATGCTGATAATGAAGTTGATACTGATATTGAAATGGACATGGACACAGACTCCGATATGGGTGATGTTGAAATGGATATGGATATGGATGTTGATTCTGAAGAACCAATCGATTTAACAGACGCTTCTGACGAAGAAATTCTCAAAGTGTTTAAGTCTATGGGTGAAGAGGACGGAATCATCGTAAAAAAAGATGGTGAAGACATTCATTTAACAGACAACGACACAGATAGTGAATATCTTGTTAAACTCGGTGAATCTGAAGAAAATTATGAAAATATGGAATACAACGAACAAGAAGTAGATGACGACAAAGTTCAAGACGTTATCGACGCTATTTTCTCTGATAATTCTGATGATATGAACACCGACGTAGATACTGATGAAGTAGATATGGATGACGAAGTTGTTTATGAAATCGAATTTACAGAAGATGAAGAAATGGACGAGTCTGAAGAAATGGACGAGTCTGAAGAAATGGACGAAGAAAATTTGCAGATGGACGAATCCTTTAAAAAAGGAAAAAAATCAATAAAACCTAAAGGTGTTGGAATTGGCAAGGGACCTAAGTTCGATTATAAAAAAGGACCTTCTAAAGGCTTCAGTGAAGACAAGAAAGAAGGACCTAAAACTATGGGAACCGGTAAAGCTAAATTCGAATACAAGAAAGGTGAAAACATGGAAGGTAAATCTAAAGTAGTTAAAAAAACTGAAACCAAAGAGGCGGCGCGTACTTACGCTTTCGGTTCTAAAGACAAATCAAGAGGTCTTAGAAAAGGAGTTACGCCTAATAGGAATTTAACTTTCGAGTCATTGGAAACAGAAGTTAGTTCTTTGAGAGAAAAGAATGAAGAGTATAGAAAAGCATTAAACGTTTTTAGAGAAAAATTGAACGAAGTAGCAATTTTCAACTCTAACCTAGCATATGCCACAAGACTTTTCACTGAACACTCAACAACTAAAAAAGAAAAAATAAACATTCTTAGAAGATTTGACAATGTAGAATCTTTGAAAGAGTCCAAAGGACTTTACAAAGTAATCAAAGACGAATTAGGTAAGACTGAAACAAAATCGTTGAACGAGACTGTTGAAAACAAATTAAATAAAACAGTTCAAACAGGTTCTTCAACTACTCTAATCGAAAGTAAAACATATGAAAATCCTCAATTCTTGAGAATTAAAGATTTGATTACAAAGATTGGATAATAAAAAAATAAATAAACAAGTAAATAAAATTCACAAACATGGGAGCTTTATTAGAATCAGGTCTTGTTGGTAACATCGGTCTTAAGCACCTCAAAGTTATCAAAGAAGACACAATCAACAAATGGGACAGCCTTGGTTTCTTAGAAAGCCTTAAGGGTCACATGAAAGAGAACGTAGCACAGCTTTATGAAAACCAAGCATCATATTTAATTAACGAAGCATCAACAACCGCTGACTCAGGAGCGTTCGAAACAGTTGTTTTTCCAATCATTAGAAGAGTATTCTCTAAATTATTGGCTAACGACATCGTATCTGTACAAGCAATGAACTTACCTATCGGTAAATTGTTCTATTTTGTACCTAACATCCAGAATTATGAAGATGCTGCAAACCAACACTATGCACCTTACGGAGCACCAAATGGTCCTGATAACCCTAATGCAGGATACAACTGGAATGAAGGTAGAGACCTTTATGACAGATTTTATGAAGGTAATGAACCAGCATTAGACCCACCAGGTCTTTTCGACTATTCTAAAGGTCAATTCTCAGCTGTTACAGCTCCATTGACTTCTTGCGTTACTGCAGCTTGGGATAGCACAACTCTTAACCTTATACCTTCAGGTTATACACAAGGCGATTACAGAAAAGTATTGATTATCATGTCAGGTTTCGCATCATCAGCAGCTGGTAAACTTATCGGACCTGATGGTAACCCAATTGATAACGAATCATTCCTTTCTGATTTGACTATTTATGGTGCGGCTGGAAACACTGCAACTTCAGCAAACACTGCAAATCCTTATCTTTTCAGAGTTGTAACTCAAAGATATGGTAAAGGTATCGTACAGTACGGTAACAATAATGTTAACTTACCTTTCCCTAGCTCAAAAACAGGTGGTGGTGAGTATGACAACATTTGTGATGTTAACGGTAATATCTATCTTGAGGTAGACCTTCAAGTACCTTGTACAGTTGGTCAAAATTCTCTTGACGGTTATTCTGGGTCGACATTTGTGTCAACAACTGCTAACAACAACGCGTTCACAGCTTCTTATAGAATCTATAAGAATCTTGAATTCGAAGACAGAATTGGTGAGGTTTCTTTCGACCTTCAGTCTGTAACAGTTTCTGTAACTGAAAGAAAATTAAGAGCACAATGGTCACCAGAAATGGCACAAGACGTTGCAGCTTTCCACAACATCGACGCTGAAGCTGAATTAACAGCTTTATTGTCTGAGCAAGTTGCGGCTGAAATCGACAGAGAAATCTTGAGAGACCTTAGAAAAGGTGCAGCATGGAACTTGAGATGGGATTACAACGGTTGGAAGAGACTTGGTACTAACGCAGTTCCATACACTCAGAAAGACTGGAACCAAACTCTTATCACTGCAATCAACCAAATTTCAGCTCAAATCCACAAATCTACTTTAAGAGGTGGAGCT